TGAAGTTGATGAGGTTGCAACCCTTAAAGCTGAAAACGAGCGTCTCCGTAAAAGCCTCATTGAAAATGGTTTCGTCATTAAAGCTGAAGCAATCGAAAAGAAAGCTACAGAAGAGATGATTGAAGTCGAAGGTGAGATGGTCGCTAAGTCCGATATTCCCACCCCTGTCCTGAAGGCCCTCGAAGCTCTGGCTATCGAAAAAGCTGACATGGCACTGACTAAGCGGGCGGAAGCAACTCTCCCCCACTTTGATACTAAGGTCGCTAAGGAGCTCCTGAAGTTTGACCTTGGTGAAGAGGCAATGGCTGCACTTAAAGCTGCTGACAAGCTGTTTGAAGGCACTATGGCTGAGTTCGGTAAATCTGACGCAGATGGAGAGTTCGCCTCTGCAAACGACAAAATTGATGCTCTCGTGAAAAACCACATGGAAGAGCATAAACTGAAAAAGAGCCAATATGCTATCGCATACGCTGCTGTCGCTAAGACCGACGAAGGCAAAGCTCTGATCGCAAAGTCCTATAAAGGAGAATAATTATGGCTGTGATCCAAACGCGGGATACCCGCACCTTCATCGCTGGCGAGAACCTTGCGTCGGCACAATTCAAGTTTGTTACTCTGGAAGCTGATGGTCAAGTTGATCTGGCAGATGCTGCTGGCGAAAACTGCATTGGTGTCTGCCTTGTTGGTGGTGCCGCTGGTGCTGCTGTGACTGTTGCAGTCTCGGGCAAGACGATGGTTGAAGCTGGCGATGATATCACCGCTGGTGATGCTATTGCTACCAATGCTGCTGGTGAAGCAGTTGCTCTGGCAGACGCTGGTGCAGAATCGACCACCACGATGGGCTATGCCCTTGAAAATGGCGTCGATGGTCAGATCATTGCTATCGAACTGATTCAAGGCGGCAACGTCTCGGACCAGTCGTAATCTAGAGCATAGAAAGGAATAATAATATGCCTCTTTTGACCCCCTCGCAGGTGCATATCGACCAGCCGCTCTCTAACTTGACGCTGGCATATGTGCAAGAGCAAACCAACTTTATCGCTGACCGTGTGTTCCCGACTGTGGGTGTGCAGCGTCAGTCCGATAAGTATTACATCTACGACCGTGCCAACATGAACCGCACTGGCGATGTCCAGAAGCTGGCTCCTCGCACTGAAGTCAACCGCATCGGCATGGCTATCTCAAACGAAAGCTACTTTGCTGACGTTTATGGCCTTGGCATGGACTTTGACGAGCAGACCCTCGCCAACGAAGATGCAATGCTGGACATCCGTGCTGCTGGTGCTCAGACCCTCGTCAACCGCCTGCTGATCCACCGTGAAGAGCAGTTTGCTTCGACCTTCTTCGCTGCTTCGGTTTGGGGCACGGAATACGAAGGTGTTGCAAACAGCCCCAGCACTGGTGAAGTGATCCAGTGGTCGGACTACGACGATGCTACGCCTATTCAGGACGTAACTGCCGCTCGTCGTGCAATGCAACTCAAGTCGGGCGGCTTCAAGCCGAACACGATGGTCGTGGGTAAGGAAGTCCGTGACATCCTGATCAACCACCCCGACATTCTGGCCCGTCTGAACGGTGGCGCAACTGTCACCAACACGGCTCTCATCACCAATGCCAAGTTGGCAGAGATCTTTGAAGTAGAGAACTTCTACGTCATGGAAGCTGTCAAGAACTCGTCGGTTGAAGGTGTCGCAGAAAGCAATGCGTTCATCGGTGGTAAGTCGGCTCTGCTGGTCCATGCTCCCCGTAATGCTGGTCTGATGACCCCTGCTTCGGGCCTGACCTTTGCATGGAACAACATTCCCGGTACGAACAACCTCGGTGTTACCGTTGAGTCGTTCTCGGACGATGCACTGAAGCGCCAGCAGGTTGCTGAGCACATTCAGGTTAAGATGGCTTACGACATGAAGGTCGTGGGTGCTGACCTCGGTGTGTTCTTCAAAACCATTGTCGCCTAAGGATATGCTATCCGCTGCGCGAATGCGCTAATTTCTACCTTGGGGGTGTCCTTAAGTTAGGGGCATCCCCACCCCTCTCCAACCCTCCTCGCTGACGCTCGTTAGCACACCCGACTAAGGAGACTTACTATGCCTCATCCACATTACCTTGGCTGGCAGATTGACTGGCCCCTCTTCGTGAAGATCCCCTTTGGCAACTATGACCGGGGAGACCATTATGATTGGGTTAAAAAAGATATTGATCCCTCTCGTGTAGCTTCTCTCTATGCCACAGGTCATCTGTATCACAACAAAGAACTAGAGAAAGAGACTAAGGTTGGCGACCGTCTCGGTGAAATGAATATGGGCCAACTTGATACTCTAGTTACCCTTCTGAATGCTGAAGTCAAGTCTCGAACTAACAGCACTGCTGAATACACTTCCAAGAAGATTAAGCAGTCAAAGATTGAAGAGAAGCAGAGGGCCTTTGTTCGTAGCTTCCTCCGCCATAATCGCTGGATTGAAGACAAGTTCTACGAGATCCGCGACAACATCCTTGATGCCAAGATGGCTGATACACCGCAGGAGTAATTGCTTTGAGCTGGTCTTATGATCCCACCAATTTGGACACTGCTACTGTTGCTGGTCGCCTGAATACAGTTCGGCTTCTGGTTGGTGACACTGATACCAATGACCAACAAGTTCAGAATGAAGAGGTCATCTTTGCTCTGACAGAATCTGGTAACAATGTCTACAGTGCTGCTGGTTGGGCCGCTAGGACCATTGCATCTCAATACTCTCGTCGTGTAAATACGACACTAGATGGCGCACTTAAAGCTGACTACTCTGATCTGGCTACTCAATACTTTAAGCTAGCTGAAGATCTTGATTCTTTCCGTCGTGATAGGTTCCGTAATCCTCCGGGTTATGAAAGCCCTGAATACGAATAATAAGGGGGTCAGCAATGTCCTTTAGGTCCGCAGATCTTCTTAAGCTCATCAATGAACATGGCAAGAACCTAACCTACACAAGTAAGAGTGCAGCTACCTACAACCCAGTTACAGGTGGCACTACAGGCACTAATACGACAAAGACTGTCAAAGGTTACTACTACAACTACAGTGTTAGCGACATTACAGGGACTAGCATTGTCATTGGGGACCGTCGTCTCGTCATTTCTATTGTGGATACTTCGGGTGCTACTCTTCCTGCTCCTAAGAAGGGTGACACATTTGCTGGTGAGGGTGACACTATGGTTGTCGTTTCAGTGGAGCGTATCATGTCAGGTGACAATCCTGTCTGCTACATCTGTCAGACGAGGGAATAATGCTTAGGGTTCAAGTCAACCGTGGATTAGACGGTAAGTTCCAGAAGCTAGAGAATATGCTGAAAGACTACGGCCAAGAGTATGCCTTCGGTATGGCAACGGAAATCGCGGATAATAGCCCCGTAGATACCGGAACCTACATGCGAGAGCATAATGTTGGCACCACTGCTGTCTCACCAACTGCCCCTACAACTGGAACACCAAGACCAGAGGGTGAAGGTCCATTTGGCCCTAAGCAGCAAAGTCTTGTCCAGCCTACTGTAGACCGACTGGTTGCTCAAGCAATGCCACTCCTAGAAAGCACTAGCAGGCTGGTATTCTCTAACGGCGCTGAACATGCCAACAAAGTTGAATACGACTATGGTTACGCTCCTTATCGAGAGGCAGCTAGGGAACACAAAAGAATTGCAAGTGAAGCGGCTGAGAGAGCAAAGGCTAGGAACACATGAGTGTAATCTATAAGAAGATACGGGCTGCACTTGAGAAGCACCTAGTCGATAGCTCTTTTACTCTGCCGCCTATTGCTTGGGAGAATGTAGACTTCTCTCCGACTACTGGGACAGCTTTTATCAAGGTTCAGTTTCAGCCTACCTCCCGTCGCCCCTCGGTTTTGGGGACTAATCCTGAGCATCGTTATCAGGGGATTATGACTATCCTCTGTTATTCCCCTGAGGGATCAGGCCCCGGCAATAGTCAAACGCTAACCGACCAGCTTCTGGCTAGGTTTAATTCTACGACAGATATCTCCTTTGATGGAATTATCGTCTCCGTAGAATACTCACAACAAGAATCATCCTACATCAATAGCCCTTGGTATGTGACACCTATCACAGTGGCTTGGTACATATACTCATGAGCTTTGCTCTTTGACTAAGGAGGCCACAAATGGCATTTTCACAAGGGTCGCGCACCCGTCTTTCTTTCCTCCCGGAAGTGACCTTTGGGACTACTCCCGTTGGCAACTTTACTGAACTTCCGTTCACTACCCACTCGCTCAATCTGACTAAAGAGCGTGTGACGGGTAACGACATCCAATCGGATCGTATGCCCCGTGTGGACCGTCATGGCAATCGTAATGCCGCTGGTGATATTGTCGTTGACCTCCGTAATGGCAACTACGACCTCTTGCTTCAAAGCCTCATGTTCAACACTTGGGATGCAAGCCCTGTTGACGCCCCTGATGAATTGAAGGTTGGCACGACCCTCAAGTCTCTGTCGATTGAAGATTACCTTGCTGACATCGACCAAGCCAAGCTGTTCACAGGTATGGTTGTCTCTCAGGCTTCGTTCTCTATGCAGCCTAACCAGATGGTTACGACTACCTTCTCCTTGATTGGTAAGGACATGGCTCTGTCGCAGGACCAGAAGACTATTACGGCAGCTACTATTAACCAGCCCTTCGATGCTTACAGTGGTGACTTCCGTATTGGCGACCATGATGGCGCTCTTTCGGCCCTGACTACTGTTACGTCGATTGACTTGACCATCAACAACAATGTTAATCCGACCTTCGTGGTAGGGGAAAGCACCACTCCCCAGCTTGAGTTTGGTCGTTGTGAGATTGAAGGCACTATCACGGCTTATGTTGAAAATGCTACGCTCATCAACCGCTTCTTGAATGAAGTTGAGACTGCATTTGATGTGTCGGTCAATGACCCCTCGGGCAACAACGAATATAAGTTCTTCTTCCCCAAGGTCAAGATTAACTCGGCTGACACTCCCGTTGAGAACCCACAGAGCCGCTTGGTTACTCTGCTAGGCTAGGGGGCTATGTCGGGTGGTTTCCTAGCCGATTTAACTAAAGACTAGCCCGACTCCTCACTACGTTCGTTAAGAACATTTAATAACCCCGACCTCTTATTAAAGGATACCCAACATGGATCTTAAGGATCTCACCCCGACGACTGAAACCATTGAAGTTAAGATCGTCCATCCTGTTACTAAAGAGCCTTTCCCTAATGATGATGGCTCTCAGATGACAGTAGAAGTCTATGCACCCCATACCAAGCAGTATAAGTCTGGCGTATATAAGCAAGCCTCTGCCCGTATGAAGATGTCTAAGACTGACGACATTGACTTTGAAGCCCTAGAAGAAGCAGGTATTGAACTGCTGGCTGGCATTACGAAAGAATGGAACATTACCTTTGATGGTAAGAAGCCCAAGCTAACTCCTGCCAAAGCCAAAGATGTTTATACTGAAGTCTTCTGGCTGAAGATGCAAGTCGAGGAGGCTGTTAACACCTTTGAGGTTTTTACCAAGAACTGATCGGTAGACTAGTTGCTTACGCTGAACATCAGTTTGGCCTAAGCAAAGCCGATCAGAATGGTGTCACTGTTAGAGAACATTTAGAAGTAGTGGAGAAGCAGACCAAGAAGAGACCAGCGGAATTAGAGGGACCAGAGTTCCCCTATCAACTGTCTCACCTCTGGTCTGCTTTCTTATTTCTGAACTCTGGTAGATCCTCAGGTTTTAATGGTCCACAAGGTTTGTCGTTCTCTGAGATTAAGGCTTGGTCCGAATTGACAGCTACACCCGTTTCCCCTGTGGATGTAGAAATAATAAAGAAACTAGACTCTGTTTTCCTGAGGGTAGCAAATGGCTGATCTTGTCCTTTCTGTTGATGTGACATCTCTTGCGGATGCCCGTAAGAAACTGGATGGCTTTCAGAAGGCCATGAATAACTTGTCGGTCAACCGATTGGCTAGTGGTATCGACTCAGTTCAGAACAGCAT